GCCATCAACGCCATCAGGTCCTCGAACGTCAGCGCCGCCATGTACGCCTGCTCGGTGACGAAGTTGTCGAGGCCCTGCGTGCTGAACTTGGCGAGGTTGTCGGTCACGGTCTGCGCCATGGCCGCGCCGCGTTGGCCTTCCGCCAAGTTGATGCTGATCCGCGACGGGTTCACCGCCGTGATCGAGCGCCAGTTGGCCTGAATGCCGAGCCCGCCGGTCTGGCGCGGGATCATGTTGCGGAGGATCGTCGTGATCGGATACAGCAGCCGCGCGCCCTGTTCCAAGTCGTACTGCGCGAGACCGGAGATGGCGGACGTCGGCTGGGTGAATGCCTTCTGCAGGAGCCACTGCGAGCCCGGAAGCCCGGCGACGTCCTTGTACGCGAGCGGCTTCATCGTCGCTTCGCGCAGCATGTTGATCGCCGCAGACAGGGAATCTGTCGACTTGGCGATCTCCGGGCGGAAAGCAAACCGCCGGAATGCATCGATTACTGCAGGTTTCGGGGCGTCCATTGCTGGGCTCCTCGTCGATCTGGTACGGTTAGGTTGGATGGTTGATCGGAGTCCGGCCCCTTAAGTAGCCGGTGCCATGTTCAGGCGCTGCAGCTTGAGCCGCCGCGCGAGTTCGTAGTCGACCGTCCCGTCGAGATTCTTGGCGACCGCGAGGTCGTCCTCGGTCAGGTCGATCAATTGCGGGTCGGCGCCGTTCGCCTTGCCGGTCCCGTTGTCCTGTTCCTTGCTCCGCGCCACGGCCTGCTCGACCGTGCGCAGCATCACCGTTCGCGGCATCGGCTGGCGCTCCAGCGCGGCGATGCGCTCGGTCGCCTTGGCCAGCTGCGCGACCACCGCGGCGTGATCCGGTCCGTCGGGCACCGGGGCACTCTTGGCCGCGGCCGCCAGTACCTTGTCCTGCCAGTCCATGTCGCCGAGCGACACGGCGTAGCCCTTGCAGATCTGGGAGGCGCGCTCGAGCGACAGTTTGCCGGCCAGCTCCTTGCGCAGGGCGCCGACCCGGCGTGCGGCCTCGAGCCCGTGCTCGATCTCGTCGTCCTCGCCGATGCCGGCGTGCTCCTTCAGCTCCTCGAGCATCTCCTCGGCCTCTTCCTCCGACATCTCCTTGAAGATCTCGACCAGCTCGCCGACCGCGTTGCGCAGCTTGCGCGGCACGTCGGAGTCGTCGCCCTCGGCGTCGAAGTCGTACTGCGCGCCCCGGGCGACGCAGGCCAGACACTCGAGGCACTCGGCGAACTCCTGCACGTTCCACATGCCCTTGGTCAGCTCGACCGTGCCGTAGAGCTTGCGCCGACGCTTGGCCCGCCGCTGGATCGAGTAGGCGATCGCTTCCGCCTGCTTGGGGTCGGTCCCGGCCTTGATCTCGGTCGCGATGTTCGCGCTGCGGGCCTCGTCGCTGTCACTGTTAATCAGCGGCTTGGCCAGCTCGCCGGCGGCCGCCTTCTCCCCCTTGGTCCAGTTCTCCGGCAACAGGTCGGAGGCGCCGAGCGCCTTCGCCCGGGAGATGATGTGCGCCTTCGCCTTGGCTTTGTCCTTGGCCCGGCCGTAGGCGCGGATGGCGTTCTTCAGGTCCGACTTGTTGTCGATCGGAAACGACCCGTCGGGCAGGGCGTGACCGCTCTTCGCCCGCTCCTTGCGCTCCGCGGTCGAGAACTCCCGCTTCTCCAGCTCGGCCACGGTCCACAGCAGCGCTTCGATCGCGATCAGGTCGATGGCATCCTGTAGGGTCAAGCCGGAATCGTTCAGCGCCTTGCCGAAGGCCGCCACGTCCCCGTCGCTGCCGCGCACTTCGACCGGCGCCGGGTCGACAGCTTTGACCTTGAACTCGACGGTGCCGGTCTCGCCGTTCGCCTTGCGCACCTCGAAGAACTTCGCCGACGGGATGCAGGGCGAATCCACGACGCTGATCTCGGACGGGTTCGCGGTGTAACGCCGCAGCTGGCGCTCGTCGACCTTCTCGTACTTGGGCTCGCCGACGTAGGAGCCGCCGATGCTGTAGCCGGTGTAGACGCCCTCGAGGACCTTTTTCCACTCGCCGTCGTCGACGATCTTGCCGACGATGTCGATCGCCTTGTCCGCGTCGTTGAACTCGATCTCCACCAGCTTGCCGGCAGCAACCTTACCGTGCATCGCGCGGATGTTGCCGAGGCTCTTGCCGTCGGTGTCCTTCTTGAACGACTCGCTCCACGCCTCGAAGTATGGCTTGGAGCTGTCGTAGTCGAAGATCTCGTCCGCGCGGTCCGGGACCTCGTGCGCCGCGCGCCCATAGACGAGCCGCTTCTCTTCGTCGACCTTGGTGATCTGTGCAAACACGCGCATCGGCTGATTCATGGTGTCTCTTCCTCGGCCGCGAGTGCGGCATCACGTTTGTCCCAATCGACCACCGGGAGAACCTGACACCGGCAGTTCGGATGTGCCGGCGGCGCGTCGTCGCCGCTGGAGAAGTCGTCGTCCAACGCGATCACGCCGTCGGCCTCGTTGTCCTCGCACTCGTCGCAGGCGTCCTCGTGCGCCAGCCACTGTTTGCCGGAGACCACCCCGGACGCCTCGTAGCTCGCCATCGCGCCGTTATTGGCCGCGAACTGGGTCTCGGTGCGCGCGATCATCATGGCGCGGTCCTCCGAGAACCCCTCGGACTGCACGATCTCGTCCGCCAGCTTGTCGTTGCTCCAGCCTTCCTTGACCGCGTCCAGAACAACGCCGCGGAGGTAGTCGCGGGTGGCGTCGGTGATGGCCCAGCGGGCGTCTGGATTCTCGACCAGCTTGCCGGCCTCAGTAAGGCGCATACCGACGAGTTCGGCCGAGCGCTCGCTGGCGTAGTCGAGGGTCTCGTCGCGAACCACGTTGAGCACTTCGCTGCGCACCTCCGTGCCCAGCCCGATCTGGTGAAGCGCGACCGTGGACCCGTCGGCGCCGACGGCCTCGAGGATGGGACGGATGTCGCCGGTGAGCACGGACCAGCCGGAGAAGTCCAGCTCGGCGAGGATGCGGGCGACCTCGTCGGCTTCGTCGTCGGAGGTGGCAGCGCGCTCGAGCTTGGCCCGCGCCAGCTCGACCTGATGGGCGAGCGCCGGCCCCTGTCGACGGAAGAACGCAAGGATGATCTCCGCAAGCTTCTTCTCCGCACTCAATAACGCGTCACGGTCGACGTTGACCGGGCGTGCCGGGGACGGCTTGCGGCTTTTCCCAAGACCTTGCCCGCGACCCCCGGCGCGGCCGGCTGGGGCGGGCCGGGCTGGGCCGCTGGCGCGCCGGTCGCACCGAACTGCGGCGCGCGAGCGGCGGCACGCTGGTCCTTGTCGTCGAGCTGGTCCTCGGTCAGGATGGTGGCGTTGACGGTCGAGGCGAAGGTCGCCATGTCCATCTGCTCGCGCATGTCGTCCGGCATCGCGTCCTCGCCCAGCTTGGCGCGCACCTCGTCCGGGTGATAGACCTTGGCGTTGACGTAGATCTGGTAGGTCTGCGCCTGCTCGAGCGGATCGGCGACCTCCTCTTCCTGCCAGCGGAAGCACAGGTCCGGATAACCAAACTTGGTGCGGATGATGCGGTCGATCAGCGAGCCCAACCATTGGCGCCACGGCTGCTCGCCTTCCTCGTGCGCCTCGGTGTGGTGCGTCTTCTCCTGCCCCTTGTTCATCTGCTGGATGAACGGCATCGGGTTCAGGCCGAACGCGAAGCACATGATCCGAATCAGCCACTCGTCCGACTTGTCGGTGAGAATCCGCTCCTTGGTGTCGACCGGCTTGGCGCCGTCTGGGACGAACATCGTGCCGCGGCGGTTCTGGACGTTGCCCTGCAGCACCGAGTCCCACCACAGCTTGAACTTCGCCATCTCGTCCACGTTCCACGTCGACGGCAGGGCGATCAGCAGGTCCGGCGTCGAGCCCATCGTGTAATACGACAGGAAGTACGCCTCGCGATAGATCGCGATGTTGACCGTGGCAATCATCTGCTCGACCGGCCCGTAGCCGTACAGGCTGTTGACGCGCGGATTGCGCGGCGCGTACATCAGTTCTGGGAACGGGATGCCGTCTGGCGCCAGCGGCACCGGCTGGCCCCGCGGCACCGGCTTGATGTAGTCGCACGCCGGGAGCCCGTTCTTGATGACCTGCTGGTAGCCCGGCCCGACGTCCGGGTCCGGGACGCGTCCGTCGGAGCCGATCTTGGGCGAAATCAACGATCCGTCGATGATATGCAGCGCGGCGAGGTCGCCTTTGCGGTCGGGTTGCAGCCAGATCGCCGGCGCGTCGTAGACCATAACCTGCTCGAGCAGCATCCGCGCCCAGTCCGAGAAGATGTGCTCCCGGTCGGGCATGAAGAAGACCTCCTCGAGTTCATCGCAGCGCTTGTCGCGTTTCCCCTTCTTGTTGCGCGGCCCGATCTGCCACGGGTCAAACACGATCTTGTCCTTAACCCGTTCGATCAGCAGGCGCAGGACGTCGTAGTTCTGGGCGAGTGCTTGGAGGGCGGCGAAGCCGATCGGTTCCCCGGTGCGCGGCGTGACCCACGTGTTACGCCCGACCTGATAATCCCACGGCCGGCCGACGACCGCGGCGTCCGGGTATTGTGCGATCGGCTGCAACGGTTGCTGCGGCGGAAACAGGACGTTGGCTGCGTCCGCCCCGGTAATGAGCACGTTCCACGCTCGGCCGATGCGCTGCATCAGTGGCAACTTGGTGGGCGTGGCCTGCGGTGCGCCGAGCCGGGAGGTGTCGAGCGGCGTGCCGGTGGCGTACCCCGGAGCGCCACCATACCGCCGGGCGTCCGCACTGTACTGCTGCAGCATCGCCGGGGTCGGGTAGTCGTACGGACCGGCCGCGTTCGGGTCGGCCATCAGTGCAACCTCTCGATGATCTTGGTCGCGTGCTCCTCAGCATCCGGCACGTCGACGCCCATCGCACTCTCGAGCAGCGCCAGCCGCTCGTGCAGTGCCACGATGGCGACGCGCTGGGCATCGATCGCGTGCGCTTGGCTATGGACCGAGGCGCACAGCCCGACCACGCGCTGTTCGAGCCACAGCACGCGGTCGCGCCAGAGCTTGAGGAACGGCGTCACGGCAGCAGCGGGATCCCGGTAGCGCCAGTGGCGCCGGTAGGTCCGGTCGGGCCGGTCGCCCCAGTACCGCCGGTGGGAGCGGCGGATGGGCCGATCTTCCCGGCCGAACCCGTGGCGCCCGTCGAGCCGGTCGTACCGGTGGTTCCGGTGCCGCCGGTCTTGCCGATCGCACCGTCGGCGCCGGTGATGCCGACCGCCCAGTTGAACCCGGCCCGCAGCAGGCCGGAATCGAACGCCGCCGGCGGGATCGACAGCACGCCGTTGGCGACGGTGTAGGTGTTGCCGTCCTTCAGGTAGAACTGCGACCCGTTGGGGAACGCCGCCGGCGCCGACAGCACGTAGCGGCCGTCATTCAGAGAATAGGACATGGTGTAACGCTCCTTGCGTTATGTGAACGTTACGCCAGCGTCACGGACCCGTCGGGCCAGTGGCTCCAGTCGCGCCCGTGCCGCCCACGGCTCCGGTAGCGCCGGTGTTGCCACCCGTCGGTCCGGTGGCACCGGTCCCGCCAGTACCGCCCGTGCCGCCTGTTCCGCCGACGCCGCCTACGGCGCCTGTGGCTCCGGTGGAGCCCGTGCCGCCGGTGCCTCCCGTCGGGCCGGTGCCGAAGTTATACCCGGCGGCGAACAGGTCACGCGGGACGGCCGATTGCGGCATCGTCACCTGCCCGGATGCGACAGGATAGAAGACGCCGTCGAGGCCAAGCACGGAGCTGACGCCGGACGGTGCGTTGATGGTCACGTTTGCCATGGTTAGCCTCTCGGTTAGGCGGCAGCGCGCTGCGCCTGTTGCTGGTAGAAATCGAGCAGCGAGCGCTCGGTGTTGTCGGCGAGGGCGGTCAGCGCCCACACCAATGCATCCATCCGGTCCGGCGACGTCTTGGCCGTGAGCGGATCGTAGTCGCACATCTGGTCCTCGAGCTGCGGGAACGAGCCGACGTGGTGGACGCGGCCCTGCTCGTACAGCGCGGCGATCGGCTCGGCCCGGGTCTGCTTGCCACGCGACGCCGTGACCTTGGTGTAGGGCACGTTCGGATCGACCGCCCGGAGCAGCGCCTCGATCATGTCGCCGCCGTTGTTGGCTTCGCCAATCACGCGGTCGCCATTGAACGAGCGCAACGTCGCAACCGCCGTCTTGGCCCACGCCGCCGGATGGTCACGCTTCGATGTATCGCCGAGGACGAAGAAGTGGGGCGGGTTGCGTTCGTCGACCCCGGCCGCTATAATCCCAGCTTCCGACGCCACGCCCTCCTCCGAGGACGCGGACGGGTCCAGCGCGACCACTACCCGGCGCAGGGTCGGCGCTGACCGCACGCGGTGCTGGTCTAGATTACGGTGGTTCCACAGCGCGCCCGGGTTGTCCTCGAGCAGCTCGGCGTTCAGCTCCTGCCGGCCGAGGCGGGTGCCCTCGTACTTGCGGATGATGGTCGAGTAGTAGACCGCGGGCAGGTTGTCCCGGTTGTCGTACGATGTTCCACGTGTAACCACGCAGGCCGGGTCGGTCAGCAGCTCGCGGACGACCTTGATCGGGCGCGGCGTGGTGGTGACGATCGCCTGCGGTGTGCGGCCCAAGCGCAGGCCGAATTGCACCTGATCCCACGACTCGGCATAGCGCCAAGCCGCCAGCTCGTCGGCCCACACCTTCGCATGCTGCTTACCGCGCAGCCGGTCGGGCTCGTCCGCGGTGAAGATCAGCGATTTGCAACCGGATGGCCAACGCAGCTGGCGCCCGACGTAGTCCGGTCGTTCGTTGCGCGGGCAGATGGCGAGGATGCCGGACTCGCCCTCGATCATGATGTCGCGGACGTCGTCGAGCGTCGCGCCGACGAGGTTCACGTACTGATTCGAGCGAGCCCACTCCCGGGTCTGCTCGGCACCAACTCGAGTCTTGCCGTAACCGCGGCCGGCGTCAACCAGCCAGTAGGTCTTGAGACCGGCTACGAACTCGGCCGGCGGACGCTGATCGGGGCGCTGCCAGAAGGCCCAGTCGAAGTACAGCGAGGCAATCTCGTCCTCATTCATCGCCTCCAGCCGAGACTGCCGTTCCGAGAAGGGCAAGCTCCGGAAGTAGCTTGCTGCGGACTGACTGCGCAGCGTCGATGACGACAGGAGAGTCTGCATCGCCCGTCAGCACGGTCCTTGTTGCGAACCGTTGCGGACGGTGGGCACGCAGCATGAGAGCAAGTAAGCCGTCGGAATAACGGCGGATGTGGCCGACTTTGCGGCCTTGATGGAACACCGGTTCAAGGACGCCCCTGACCGCCCGGCGCCGAGCCTCCCTCTCGAGGTCGTCGCAGGCGTCCTGCAGGGCGCCATCGAAGCTAATCGCGAAGTCGGCGTCGGTGTCGCGCCACTTGTAGACGGTCGCCGTGCCGACCCCGGCGGCCTTGCAGCTGTCCTTGACGATGCCGCACTTGGCCAGCGCAGCGAGGAATGCAGACTTGCGGGCCGCCCTCTCGGCTTCCTGACCCAACCAAGACAGCTCCCGACCATCTTGAACCTGCGGATCTCGCTTATCGGGCATAGCCCCTCGAGGCTGGATTAAACACCCCGCCGGCGGCGCCTGTCAATGGGCTCCGGACGAGCGGATTCGGCTGGCGAGGTCCCTGAAGCTCTCGCCGGGCCGGGCTCGGATGCCGACCTCGACCGCCTTGCGCTGGATGCCGTCGTCGCTTGCCCACCATGGCTGGTCGGCCTTCTTCTGTTGCTGCGCACCAGCGGCGCCGGCGAGCCAGTCGGTCCTGATCGCCATCATCAGCGCAGCGTCCCAGTCGGCGTACCTGTAGCCGTTGGCCGTGGCCTTGTCGATGAAGTGCGCCACGTGCTCCTCGAGGTTGGCCACCTTGCGTTCCGCAGCCCATGCCCGGACCCGGTCCGATATGTCGAAGGGTGTTGGGATCGGGGTCTTGGGCGGTGTACTGCGTGGGGGTTTGGGGGAAGATTTTAAACTCTTTTCTTTTCTGGTAACAGTTAATTCGTTACCGTTGGGTAACGCTTGGAGCGTTACAGCACGGTGTGCCTGAGTCCTCACTTGCCCGAGAGCCCGCGTCTTTGCCGGTTTCCCGTTGTGGCGACCGAAGTGCGGAATAACCACGGACGGTGGATCGGTGGCATCTGAACATCTCAGCCAGCCGACGCCCTGCAGCGCATGTGCGAAACCGGGTCTACGGACTATGTCGTCGATGTCTTCTGCAGATGCCTGCGTTACAACAGCGTTACAATCCGGTAACGCTGACACCGTTACATTCGCGTCGCACCATATCCAGAACCGCACCAACAGGCCGACGACCTCATGCGGTGATACCTTCAAGACGCGCGCTAGCGCACGCACCTCTGGCTTGTCCGGCAGCCCGTGCTCGACCTTGATCCAACTACCTGCCATGCCTGTCCTCCCCGGGGTTTGGTGTTGCGGTGCAGCAAGGTCAGACTGGCGGTACCAGCCGATACTCGTAGACGTGCGCCTTGGCCTGTTCCATCGAGCGGCAGGCGTGCATTCCCTTGGCGTACCATAGCGCCTCGTCCCGGGACACGAACACCTGCCGCGGGACGCCGCCTCGACCGAGCACGACCCACAGCTCGCGCGGGATCTGCGGCCGCACCTCGAGGGTCATCGCACTTGCCATAGCACGCGGTCCTTGTCGCTGATCCGGCAGGGTGAGTGCAGGTAGCCGCGGAACACCAGCCAGCGGACCACGTTACCCCATACGCGCTCGGTCGGCGGGCGCACGAGGTAGTACTTCTTGCGCAGCTGATGGAAGCGCGGGTCGCGCCGCATGCGCTGGCAGCTGAAGCCGCACTCGCGCACGTCCGGGAGCATGAGGTAACTCTCGAGGACGTGCGTCGCCCGGCGCATCCAGTCGTGCTGCAGGCGCTCGACGTTGAGTAACGCCGCCGCCATCCCTTCCAGTCGTGCCTGTTCCATCGTCGTCTCCTCGGGTTAGTCCCGGCCCAGCCACATCACCACCAGCGCGCCGATCGCGGCCACGAACAGCGCGAACCAGACCAGCCACGCGGCCAGCCCCTGCATCCGGCTCCGCTCGTCCTCGTGGTTGTCGGCCATGGCTTCACCTTGCGTCGGTCGCGCTTCGGGCGGTTGGCTTCGCGGATTTCTCGTCGTCGGTCAGCATTTTTCCTCCTTCGCCGGCGGACTCGCGGCGGGGCCATCAAGCGCAACGTCTAATTCGTCGGCGGTCATATCCCTCAACTCCTCCAGCACGCGCTCGCGGGTCAGGCGTTCAACGGCGCGCCCAAACACAATATTGAGCGGCGTAGTCATGTCGTTTTCCGTCTCGGCGTAAGCGACCTTCCACGCGGCAAGAATCTCGTCGTCGGTCAGCATGGCATGGCTCATTTCTCCCCCTCGCCGTCGTAGCATTCGCACGCAATTTCAACCGTTGACTCGGAAAACAAATCCGTCGTTGCGTCTTTGGCCGTCAACAGATCGGCCCACGCAAACGAACGTCCCAATCCCTTGATGCTCGTCAATTCCGCATTGGCTTCCATTGCCAGCGCTCGCTTCATTAGGTTCGGGTAGCGTTCACGCAGATCGAATATCTCGATCTTCTTGGAAGACGGACAAAAGAAACAAGCCGACTTCCCCGGCTGCGGCAGACCAACCCGCGCGATAGCCTGAACGCATTCTCCGCGCCCCCATCCCCACTCGATCAATGGATAACGCTCGTTTGGGTGATCTTTGGCCCGATGCCACTCATACGTCGCGGTTGATCGTTCGATTGGTGTCGATACACAGTCGCGTGAGATTCGCGACCAACCATCGCCCACGCTCCGCGTCCTTCCTCAACTCCGCGTTCTCCGCTTCTAGCGCGGCGACGCGGGCGCGCAGGCGCTCGATTTCGATACACGGCTGCCCATCGTCCGGTTGACACTGACAATAGCGCCCCGATCCGTCAACACACAGGCTCATTTCTCCCCCTCGCGGGCGGCAACGATGGCGGCGTCGATTGCTGAGGCACAATTAACTGCACCAAAGTTTCCAAGCGGGTCGGCCTCGTAGCATTCAATGCATAGATGTTTCGCGTGTTCAAATGCCGCAGTCTGCGCTTGCTTAGCCGCCTTCCGCAACTCTGCGTTCTCCGCTTCGAGCGCGGTGAGGCGAGAGCGTAGGTGTTCAATCAGGTCGTCGACATCGTCATCGGGCACTGGGTCTATCCACACGTCCGGCAGATCGGCGCTCATCGTCATAGCTTCACCTGCGGCACCTGCCCCACCGGCTGGCGCGTCTCGCCGAGGATCGTCGTGACCACTTGCCACTGATGTGTCTGCATTCGCGCGAACATGCCGCGGTAGCGCCGGCGCACCTCGGCCTCGGCCTCCTCCGGGGACGCCACGATATAGGCTCCGCAGTCGACCTTCATTCCGTCGCGGTCGAGCAACTGCACTTTGACCTTGTACGCCATCACACCTCCAGAATCGGGACGTGGTGCACGAACAGCATCAGCTTCCGCTTGATCACGTACGCCCGGTTGGCGCGCGTGATCGGGCTCTTGGAGTCCTCGACCACCCGGGTGCCGGTGTCGACCCAGCGGTAGACCGCGTCGGCTACATACGACACGCGCCGCTCGAGCAGGCGCCCGTCCGGCGCGCGCTGATCCGGGAGCAGCAGGAACGGCACCTGAAACTGCAGCCCGTCGATCAGACCGGCGGCCGCCAGCGTGCGCAGCTGGTCGGCGCGGTCGGCCTCGCGCTTGGAGGCGAAGCCGCGCGTCGGGGTCTCGTGGTACTTGCGCTCGACAGGAGCACTCGCCGGCCGGGCACCCCGAGGGGAGACTGACCTCGCCGCGTCGTCGCCGAGTGCGGACCCGGCCGGCGGTGCATCCGTGTTCGGCCCGCCGATGCGGCTGGCCTTGCGCCACTCCTGCTTGCGCGTGAACTCGAGCAGGCTGTGCTCGTCCGGGAACCGCAAGTTACGCGTAGCCACGGAACACCAGCAGCAGGTTATGCGTCCAGATGAACACGTCGAACAGCGCGAGCGCCGCGACGCACAGGGCGTGCGTCAGCCCGACCGTGATCATCGAGATCACGACCGCCGCCGCTGCCGCATCCGATCGTAGTACCGGCGCAGCGTCTCCGCGGTCCGGTACGACGGGTTGCGACTGTATCCCTTCACCAGCTTGCGCAGCGTGTAGTACGACAACCCGGTGCGCCCCGCGATATGGCGGATCACGGCGTGGTTCGCCTGTCCGTCGTCGACGCAGTCAGCGCGCAAGATCGCGAGCACATCCATGCCTGATACTCCTCAGTCGAGTGGACAACGGGAGCCACGCCCACGGGCGCAGCCCGCCGGCACGAAGCACCCGACGCAACGTCTGCGCCCGCCACGGATGGGAGCGCAGATAGACGTCGCCCAGTAGCAGCCTGCGGTCGCGCGTCCTCATGATCGCACCCGGAGGGCGGCGCGAACCACGTCACGCGTCTCAACCACCTCCTCAGCGGTCAGACCCTCTAGCATCTGCTTGTCGAGGGCGCGCTCGACCACGCGCAGCGCCTCCTCGAGGTCGTTGGTGCGACCGAGGCGCTCGAGCCTGCCGCCGGCCACGCCGCGGGCTCCGGCGCGTAGGATGAACAGTGCGCGCTCTTTGCGTGTGTCGAAGCGGTGTGTCCCGCCGTACCCGGCCGGCGCGTCCTGTGGGAATGTGACGGCGTAGATGGCCTTGTTCATGGCAGGACCCGGACTTCCATGTAGCCATCGAAGCCCTCCGGGGCAGCGGCGGTGATGCGCCGCTTGACCTCGGCCTTGGCGTCCGCGTAGGTGCCGGTAGCCCAGAGCAGGCCGTCGAACGCGTCGAAGCATTCGAACGCCCACATGCCGCGACCGCGCGGCTCCTTCAGGTGTTCCCGCGCGTATGGCGTCGTGTCGAAAGTGATGATCATCTTGCGTCTCCTTGGGGGTTTGGGGTTCAGACCGGGCAGGGTGCCAGCAACCACGGCATCGTCGGAGCGCTCGTTCGGGGGTTAGCCCACACCACCGGCGTCCGACTGAGTGTGCCTGCCTGTTCACCTGCCCAGTTCCAGACCGTATTAGAACACCGGCCACGGTCACGTGTCAAGTGCCGTCCGTCGGCGGATCATAACCGCGGGCGGTTCCAGACCTTGACAGCTAACCAGCAACGGTGGTCTAATGACGCGCCATCACCCCAAAGGAGGTCCACATGATGCCCCGATACGTCCGCGCCGGCCGCGCCAAGCTGATCCGCGTCAAAATGTCCGTGCTGTTCCGGCGCAAGCCCGTGCGCGCGCATCGCCTGTCCCGTCGGCTTGCCGGCGGCGGGCGGCTGCCGTGGCTGCACATCCGCGAGAAGCTGCGGCTCGTCCGCGGCGGCGACTCGCCGCTGTTCGGGCGCGCTTTCGAGCGCGAGTGGCGATGACGGAAGTCACGCTCCACGAGTTTATCGTCGGCTGCGCGGCCGCGGCGCGGATCGTGGCCGACCGGGAGCACCTCGCCCAGCCGGTAATTGTCGTCAGCGTCAAGCTCGTGGACGAGGCGACCGGGCGCGAGCTGGGCGCGACCGAGGGCACGTTTACGCTCCACACCAATCACTAGACGAGGGAGAAATGACACGACCGCGGCAACGGGTCACGATAGTGACCGACCTGCAGTACGGCAGCACCGGCAAGGGCCTGCTGTGCGGCTACTTGGCCCGGCGCGACCCGGCGATCACCGCCGCGGTCACGGCGTGGGCGCCTAACGCCGGCCACACTTTCATCGACGCCATGGGGCGTAAGTTCGTCCACCGGCAGCTGGCGAACTCGATCGCCTCGCCGGCGGTGCGCGAGATCTTCCTCGGCCCGGGCTCGGTCATCGACGTGGTGACGCTGGCCGCCGAGATCGAAAGCTGCCGCGACCTGATCAAGCGTGGTGTGCGTATCTACGCCCACGCCAACGCCGCGGTGCTGCGCGACCGGCACGTGGTCGAGGAGCAGGCGCTGCTGCGCATCGGCTCAACGCAGAAGGGCGCGAGCGCCGCGGTCATCGACAAGATGCGCCGCGACGTGTCGAGTGCGATCCTCGCCGAGACCCTCAGCATCGAACTGGACGAGATCGGCGTCACGGTGCTGGACCCGGAGCGCTACTCGCACGAGCTGATGCAACACGCCGAGATTCTGGTCGAGGGCCATCAGGGGTTCTCCCTGTCGGTCCACCACGGCATGTGGCCGTACACCACGAGCCGCGACACCAGCACCAGCGCGATCCTCGCCGACTGCGCCGTCGCGTTCCCGCTCGAGACCTCGGTGTGGGGCGTGTTGCGCACCTTTCCGATCCGGGTCGCCAACCGCTACGACGACGACGGCAAAATGATCGGGTTCTCCGGCCCGTGCTACGACGACCAGCTCGAGACGACGTGGCAGGCGCTCGGCCAGAAGCCGGAACTGACCACCGTCACGCAGCGCGTGCGCCGGGTGTTCACCTACTCGACCCGGCAGATCGCGCACGCCACCAGCATCAACGGCGTGGACCACGTGTTCGTCAACTTCATGAACTACCTGCCGCCGGGCGAGCGCTGGGGCTTCATCCAGCGCGTGGCGTTCGACACCCACGTCCTGCCGCCCGACATGCTGTTCGGCTACGGCCCGACCGAGACCGATGTCCGCGAGTTCAACGACGAGGAGGCATGGTGATCAAGAAACACGATCCGTTCGACCGCTATCCGCTGCCATGGCGAGCCCTGCCGGAACTGGGGCGCGTGTTCGCCGCCAACGGCGCGCTGGTGTGCATGTGCGTCGCCTACGACGAGCAAGTCGGCGTGCGGCCCGAGATCGAGAGTCACGCGGAAGCCATCGCGGCGGCCGTCAACGCCGGCCAAGCTATAAACATAGCTGGCGCCTTCGCCGAAGTGCAGGAGAAGGTCACGGCGTGGGCGGACGAGGTATTCCCGGGCAGGCGACCGGAGATCGCGTTCATGAAGCTATTCGAGGAGGTGGGCGAGGTCGTGACCGACCCCTACAACCGGCTCGAGTGGGCGGACCTGATCGTGCTGATCGTCGACCTCGCCGCGATGTACGGCATCCGAGACCTCGGCTCGGCCGTGCTGGAGAAGATCAAGATCAACCGCGAGCGCCAGTGGGCTCGCTCCAAGACAGGAGTTATGAGTCATGTTGAGTGAAGCACGCGAGATGACGCTGCACGAGCGGCTGCGGAACCAAGTCACCAAGCGCTGGCACATCGTGCACACCGACCGGGAACAGACGGTCGCCGAGCACCTGTGGGCGGTGACGATCATCGGCTGGGACTTCTACAAGCGGATGGACTTCACGCTGCCGTTCGACCTGTGGACCGAGTACCTGCTGACGCACGACATTACCGAGGCCATCACCGGCGACCTGCCGACGCCGAGCAAGAAGTTGCTCAAGTTCGACGGCGACACGCTCGGCTACGACGTCTCTAAGCAGTTCGCGGCGATCGATCTGTGGGCGAATACCTTCGACGGCGGTCTGCCCCGGGCGGCGCTCAAGGTGTGCGATCTGACCGAGGCTATCGTGCACATGGACCGGCACGGCCGCGGCGCGCACGCCCAGTCGGTCCGCCGGCTGTTGTTCGACGCACTGGTCGCCCACGTAATGCACGTCCGCACTGTCTGGCCGGCGTACGACTGGATCACCCACGGTTCCGAGCTGTTCAACTCCGCCCTGTCCGGGCCGGGGGGTCTGCCGGACGGGGAGCTGTGGCTGTTCTAACCGTCTGCGGTGTTGGAGAGCCGACGGACGGTCATTGTGTCCCATAACCGCCTGTGGTTTAATAGAGGTGTAGTAAAGCCCAAACCACCACGAAACGGAGATCCTTCGATGAAGACAACCCAAACCGGCGTCAACTTCACGTTCGTGCGCTACATCGCGATCCGGTCCAAGGGCTTCAACGGCCCGGTCGACACGCTCGAGCTGTACACGGACGACGCCAACGGCGAGTTCATCCTAATTCAAGGCGGCCGCGTCGTCAAGGACGAACGCCTTCTCGCCCTCGTTCGTGCGGGGCGCGTATGATCACCGTCAGCGAACGCCACAACTTCGAGAACGGCGACCGCCGCTATTTCGGCCAATACACCCGCGGCACGCGCACGATTGAGTTCGTGTGCAAGCGCTGGCGCCCGGAGGGCGAGTTCACGTTCGAATCCGCGACCGTCGACGGTGCCGGCGTGTTCCTGACCAACGCCGAGATGCTCGTGATCAACGACGCCTGCGACCGCTTCGACCAGCGGTGCATGCCGTGACCGCCGCGTCCGCCAAGCCGGCCCGCCCCAAGTGGGGCGAGCCCGGCTCGCGCACCCGGCGCGTCACCCGGGGCCGCGTCTGGTCGAGCGGCAAGTACCGGCCCGTGATCGTGATCGTCTACCCGGACGGCGTGATCGGGCTCCGGCTGCTCGGCACGCGCAGCGAGGAGACCGTGTTCGCCGCGGACGTGTTCCGGCGCGCGGCGCTCGAGCGGGCCGCCTTCGAGCGGCGCAAGAAGAAGGGGAAGGCGTCATGACCCCGTTCGTGCAGAGTGCGCTATCGCCGGAGGCGTTCGATGTCTGGCGCTACATCCGCGACGGAATGTCTCACGAGGACGCCGAGGCGACCGTGGCCCACCTGCTGCGCGACATGATCTTCGTCAACGACATCTATCAGGTCAACATGCAACTCGTCCCGGCGCAGCCCGCCAGTGGCTGGCCGGAGATGTGGCACCTGTCGATCAAGCGGCGTGACAAGAAGATCATCCGCGACTGGCGCCACCTGCAGCGGATCAAGAACGAATTGGTCGGCCCGGAGCACGAGGGCATGGAGCTGTTCCCGGCCGAGAGTCGGCTCGTCGACTCCGCAAATCAGTACCACCTGTGGGTCATGGTCGACGCGACCAAGCGGTTCCCCCTCGGCTGGCAGACCCGGTTCGTCGACGACGCGCCATATCCCAACACCAAGCAGAGGCCGTTACCATGAATAAGGCCGCGTTCCGCGCCTCGCTGGCCGAGCTTCAGCTCGAACTGACCAAGCTCACCGCCTCGAAGGGCGAGGACTACAGCAACAGCGACGACCAGCTGGCGAACTTCAAGCGGCTGGCCGAGCGGCTGGGCACGACGCCGGAGACGATCGCACTCGTCCATCTGTCCAAGCATCTCGACGCGATCGACTCGTACGTGCGCCGGCGCGCCGATGCGACGTACCGGCCGTCCGAGCCGATCCGGGGTCGCATCCTCGACGCAATCCTGTACCTATGGCTGCTCGAGTGTCTGCGGGCGGAGCGCGAGCCGGCCGCGCACTGACCGCCTGTGGTGTGGCCCGTCCGACGAGCGGTTATTGACACGCTAACCGCGTCCGGTTACAATAGAGGTGTCGTAAGCCCAAACCCCAACGGAGACCACACCATGGCAACCACCCTGATCATCACGCTGCTGGAACAGACCGACGACGGCGACGTCGTCCCCGTCAACCTTGGTATCGCCTCGAGCCCGGACGAAGCCGTCGAGCTGGCGAAGGACGGATTCCGCCGCTGGACGAATTTCGAACTCTCGCCGCGCAGCCTCGAGGACGTCGCGACGCTGTCGCTGGCGATCTGCCGCAACCGCGACCACGAAGTGTCGTACAAGATCCCGGGCACCCGCATCTGGATCGAGGGGCGCTAACATGAACCGCTACTCCGTCACCGTGTTCCGCGCCACCCGCAACCCGGCCCGCTTCGTCGTCGACGCCCTCGACGGCGCGCACGCCGCCTGCATCGGCTGGCTCCGCGCCACCGACAACCACTACACGCCGCTGGTCGATCCGCAGGGCCTCGACCACTACGTCGTCGACGGCCTACACGTCTGGGCCTCCCCGCACGAATGACCCAGCCTCCGCCCCGGCGTGCCGGGGCGCGGGATTGGCCAATCGGTCGATCACCCAACCCAACCTAGGAGAACACCATGGCACACATGATCGACGACTCAAAGGGCTTCCCCGCAATCGCGTTCGTTGGCGAGACCCCGTGGCACGGACTCGGCACGCAGCTGACCCCGGACGCGGACATCGACACGTGGACCCGTGAAGCCGGCCTCGACTACGAGGTCAAGGAATCGATGGTGAAGTACCTCGACGGCGACGAGCTGAAGGACTACCCGGAGCGCAAGGTGCTGTTCCGCTCTGACACCGGCATGCGCCTGTCCGTCGTGTCGAAGCCGTACTGCACCGTCCAGCCGCGCGTGATCATGGACTTCTACCGCGCCTTGGCCGAGAAAAACAAGGTCCGGATGGAGGTCGCCGGCGCGCTGGACGGCGGCCGCCGGATCTGGGCGCTCATGCGCTTGGGCGAGGGCGTCAAGCTGCTGCACGCCGAGGAGGTCCGCCCGTACCTGCTCGTCGCCACGTCGTACGACACGTCGATGGCGACCATCGGCAAGGACACCGGCATCTGCGTGGTGTGCAACAACACGCTCACCATGGCCGCTGGCAACGCCAACACCGGCGAAGGGCAGTCGGAGAAGGACAGCGTCGCGATCCGGATCCCGCACTCGCAGGAGTTCGACATCGACGAGGCGCGGATCGAGCTGGGCCTGTGCTTCGACCGCTTCGAGGAGTTCATCAGCAATGCCCGCCGGCTGGCCAAGGTCAAGGTCGACGACGCGTTCGCGACGCAGTTCCTCAAGACGCTCCTCCCGACCCCGGTCAAGACCATCGAGGGCAAGCGGGTCGAGCTGAAGGTCGAAGAGGGCAAGACGTTCAAGTGGATCATGGACCTGTTCAAGGGCCAGCAGATGGGCGCCGACATCGAGGAGCGCAGCGGCACGGCCTATGGCCTGCTCAACGCCGTGACCGAGTACGTCGACCACCATCGCGGCGTGCAAGCGTCCCGCCTGTCGTCGGCGTGGTTCGGCAACGGCGGCGCACTCAAGGACGACGCACTGCGCATCCTGTGCGAAGTGACCGCGTAGTGGTGTGGTGATTCCGCCGGGGCGCGAGCCCCGGCTTTTTCTTCAGGGAGACACAATGAAAACCCTAATCGTAGCACTGGCCGTCGGGCTCGCCGCCTGCGCGACCGTTCCGACGTTCCGCCCGGCGGCGAATCAGGACCAGCAGGCGCTCGCGAGCGCCGACTACGACTGCCGGCTGCAGGTCAAGGAAGCGTCCAAGGGCCGCTGGGCATCCGGCGGTCTGCTGTTCCTCGCCATCGCGGCGCAGAGCGCCGCCAATCAGGACCGTGACCTGTACGTGTCGTGCATGCAGGCCCACGGTTTCGTTGCCAACCCCTAGGAGAATGCCCTATGCTGAAGCGTCTCATCCGCGGCATCCGCGTGTTGCTGCTCAGGAACGACATCGCCCACCTCGAGTCGGCCATCGACGAGGAGCGCGAGCGTCACGCCCAGTTCGACGCGCGGATGCGATCGTGGATGCGGGAGGTCCAGTGGCGCCGGGGCGAGATCGAGCGCCTGTACGGGCGGCCGCTCGAGATCGACTGGAGCTTGGCCGGATACCCGTCGGTCCGTAAACCGTGAACCGCTTCGTGCGCGATCTGCCGGCGGCCGACTACCACAAGGTCGAGGCCCTGTCCGCGTCCGGCGCCAAGAAGCTGCTCAAGTCGGCGCTCCACTACCGGCTCGAGCGCGACCACCCGTCGGAGCCGACGGCCTCGATGCAGCTCGGCACGCTGGTTCACCTGTTGGTCCTCGAGCGCGACCGCGTCGCGTCCGGGGTCGCGATCTTCGAGGGCAAAAGCCGGAAGGGCAAGGCGTGGGACGAGTTCGAGCTGGAGCACGCCGGCCAGCTTATCGTGACGGTGGAGGAGTTCGGATTCGCGACCGCCATGGCCGACAGCGTGGCCGACCACCCGGCGGCCGCCAAGCTGCTCGCCGCCGCCACGGAGCGCGAGTTCTCGCTGTTCTGGACCGACGCGCAGTATGGCGTGCCGTGCAAGTGCCGGTTCGACCTGATCGCGCTGGGCGGCGGCGTCGACCTGAAGAGTACCAGCGACGCTTCGCCCGACGGCTTCCCCCGGCTGGCGGCGACCTACGGCTACCACATCGGCGCGGCGCACTACAACTCCGGGGCGGAGCATGTGCTCAACGAATCGCTCCGGTTCTTCGTCCTGATCGCGGTCGAGAACGAACCGCCGCACGCGGTCGCGGTCTACAATTTTGACCCGGCCGACATCATGGCCGGGCAGCACCAGATGGCGATTGCCGCCGAGCGCTACCGGGACGCATTGGCCCGGAACGTCTGGGCCGGCTACTCGCCGACCATCCAACCGCTACGCATGCCGCGCTGGGCGCGGCGCTTCGACGTCTAGGAGAAACGACATGGCAGAAGAAGGTCAACAGGAAGTCATCAAGGCTCCGGCGAAGGTCGCCTCCGGCGGGCTCGTCACCAAGCTCGCCAACCGCTTCGAGGTCGAGCCGTCCAAGCTCCTGACGACGCTCAAGTCGACGGTGTTTCGGGTCCCGGCCAAGAACGGCGGCACCGAGGAGATCTCAAACGAGGAGATGATGGCGCTGCTGGTGGTCGCCGACCAGTACAAGCTGAACCCGTTTACCCGGGAGCTGTTCGCGTTCCCCAACAAGAGCGGCGGCATCGTCCCGGTCGTCTCCGTCGACGGCTGGTCGCGGATCATCAACGAGCACCCGCAGTTCGACGGGCTCACCTTCGAGGTCGGCCCGGGCGACGAAGCCAAATACCGCGGAGCGCCGGCGTGGATCGAGTGTATCATCCACCGCAAGGACCGCTCGCACCCCATCGTGGTCCGCGAGTGGATGCGCGAGTGCTTCCGCGACACTGGCCCGTGGCAGAGCCACCCGGGCCGGATGCTCCGGCACAAGTCGCTGATTCAGTGCGCCCGGCTAGCGTTCGGGTTCGCCGGCATCTATGACGAAGACGAGGCCGCCCGGATCGTGGAGGGGGAAGCGACACGAGTCCAGAATGCCGCGGTCGACGACATCAACGCCGCCCTGACGCCAAGGCCGGCGCCGATCATCATCGACGGCGAGACCGGAATCGCGACACAGGCCGGCACGGGCGGAGGTGTAGCACCGGAGCCGCCCGCCGCGGAGCCACCCGCCGAGCCGGCGAAGCCATCGGAGCCACCCGCCGCGGAGCCGGCGAAGCCGAAGAAGGTCACGTATGGTACAATCGCGGTCGCGATCAGCTCGGCCAAGACCAAGGACGCGCTACACAAGGCCGAGGCGCTGATCGACACGAACATTGACGACATGATGCGCCGGGACGAGCTGCACGTGATCGCGGCCGCCCGGCTGCAGCGGCTATGAGCGCCGGCGTCCTCTGCCCGGTGTGCCGGGCGCAGAGCACGCGCCGGGTCGGCGAGTCGCCCTACTGGGCCTGCCCGAGCTGCGACGTATGGTTTCAGCACCCGCTACCGTCCAAGGTGTACATCGGAGCCCACGAGCCGCCGCCGGAGCAGATGCCGGACGAGGAACGCGCGGCGAACGTCGACCTCGCGCGCCGGCTGGCCGAGCGGATGCGGTTCACCGCCCGGCCGAACGAGCAGCCGCGCACGCTTGACATCGGCGCCAAGCTGCCGGTGCTGGCCGACGCGCTGGCCCGCAACCACAACGCGCAGGCAGTCGTAATCGAGCACGAGCCGATCGCATCGGGCCAGTTCATGGTCGACGTGGTGCGCGTGGACTTCGAGGCGTTCGTGGCATCGCGCCGCTGGTGGAAGGCGTTTGATCTCGTGACGCTGATCCACACCTTCGAGCACTTCGCCCGCCCCCTCGACGCGCTATCCAAAATCCGGCGCTTCATCAAGCGTGATGGCCGGCTGTTCATCCGCATGCCGGATCACAGCGTGCCCGGCTACGAGCGCGACCTCACGCCCGGCCACTACACCATCCACCCGTATTACCACTGCCTGCAGTCGGTGCTGGAGTGCTGCGCCCAGCTGAAGGACCAGTGGGCGATCGAAGAGCGGCAGGAGCTGCGCCCGGGCCAGTCGGACTTCTGGCTGGCGCCCATCGACCGGCGCCCGCTGATCGGGCTCGGCATGATGGTCAAGAACGAGGAGCGCGACCTGCCGCGCTGTCTCGACAGCGTGTTGAGCATCGTCGACCACGCCGCCATCGTCGACACCGGGTCGACCGACGGCACCGGGAAGGTCGCCGCGGACCGCGGCATCACCACGGTCCCGTTCTACGGCGCCAGCGAGAGGAACGAAACCGGCGACTGGACGCTGTGGGACTTCGCGAAGGCCCGCAACCGTTACTGCGAGCTGGTCGAGGCGGGCGGCGTCGACTGGCTGCTGTGGATGGACGCGGACGACGCGCTGCTGACGCCGAACGTGGCGCGCCGGCTGACCTACTGGACCGAGCACGACATGTTCGGCGCGGTGATCCAGCTCAGTGCCAACCCGAACAACACTGGCACGCATTTCCGACTGTGGAAGACCGAGAAGCACGTCCGATTCGGCGGCCGGGTCCATGAGTGGCCACTGACGGACGGGCTCAAGTGCGCCGTGGTAGATGCCTTCATCATCCGGCACGATGGCACACCACACGAGGGCGCCGAGGATTCAAACGCACGCAACGACCGGATCCTTGCCCGGCAGTGGCAGGAGGAGCCGTCGACCCGGTGCGCGTTCTATCTGGCGTGCAACCACCGGGACGGCGGCCGGGCAGAGCAAGCGATCGACTGGTTCACCAAGCGGATCGAGATGGGCGACGGCTATTTCGACGAGTGGTTGTTCGCGCACCTGTACAAGGCCCGCGTCGAGCGCGCGCAGGGGCGCCAAGACGAGGCCGAGGCGACGCTGGTCGAGGCGCTCGAGCGCCAGCCCGACTGGGCCGAGCTGTGGATGGAGAGGGCATGGTGCGCCCGCGACCTCGGCCGGCACGCCCACGCCATGGAGTACGCGTTCCGCGCGATGGAGTGCAAGCCGGCCAAGACCATGCTCTGGCGTGAGCCCAACCAGTACACGGACCAGCCGCGCCGGATGCTGTCGTGGTGTCATTCGTCGCTGGGTAACAACGAGCTGGCCTACGTCTGGGCGGTCGAGGCGCAGAAGCAGATCGGCGGCCGGGACGCGGACTGGGACCAGCGTGTGGCCGAGCTGCGCGAGCTGGTCGTGCCGCGGTTCCCGGCCATCGTCGGAGAGGCGATGCGCCCGGCCATCGCGCTACACCGGCCCGGGGCGATCGGCGATGTGCTGATGACGCTCAACATCGTGCCGATGCTGCGCGAGGCCAACCCGGACCACGACATCCACTACTTCTGCCATCGTAGGCTGCACGGTAAGGACGCACTCGGTTCGCTGTTCTCGCAGGCCGGCGTCGACCTCGTCCTCGACTTTACGCACCTCGACGCGCGACGCAAGGACTACGAGCGCGTCGTCGACCTGATCGGCTACCCGGTCGGGCGCGGCGCCCGCGGCTACCCGGAGCGCCCGATGGAGTTCCACCTCCTGCAGTATTTTGCGAACGAGATGGGCATCACGGTTAACGAGTCCGCCCTGCCGTCCCTGACGCTACGCCGCCCGGCGCGGGTCGGCTGCTGCCCAGTCCACGACTACATCACGATCCAGAACCGGGCTGGCTGGAGCAAGTACAAGGAGTGGCCGGCAGACCAACAACAGTTGCGGCAGCTGACCGACGCCCTCGAGATGCCGTACGTCTTCATCGACGAGCGCGTCGGGCTTACTCTCGCCGAAGCGATCGCCGTGTTCGCCAACGCCCGCATGCACGTCGGGGTCGATTCGTTCTGCAACCACCTGACGAACTACTTCTGGACCGACGAGCGCGGCGGCCGCAAGGTCCGCGGCGTCATCGCGTGGGGCAGCACGCAGGCCAGCGCCGCCGGCTACGACAGCAACATCAACATCTCGCGCGGCCTGACCTGCCAGCCGTGCTTCCGTGAGAACCCGGCGATCTCGCGCCAGCCACGCGGCCCGTGCATCAACATCGCGGACGCCAAGGCCAGAAGCGACGCCGGCGTGTCGATGCTGGCCGCGCCGTCCTACGACGACCCGCGGGCTCCGGAGTGCACGAGCCAGATCAGCGTAGACGAGGTACTCGCCGCCGTTCACCGGCTGTGGGAGGAAACCGCATGAAGCTGCGCGTTACGTTTGACATCGAGGCACCGTACGACGTCGTCAACGACCGCGAACTCGAGCAGAAGATGGCGCGCGGTCTCATGGTGCGCGTGGACGAGTGGCTCGCCTATTGCGCCGACCTGTTCGGCGGCAAGATCGTGCGGCACAACGCGCGGTTCACCCGGCTTGCGACCGACGACGAGCGCGAGCTGTACGTCCCCGGGAGACACTGATGGATCTCGCCGCTGCGATCTCGGCCTACGTCGAGGCCCGCCTCGAGCTGGAGCGCCACTACAAGGCGGCATCGCCGCCGCCACACGTCGATATCAACTACCGGCTCAAGCTGTCACAGCTCCATTGCGTCTGCCGGATGATCGAACAACAAAAGGGCGAGCCGCAGCCCGCCCCAAAGACAGGACCGAACAAGAAGAAGTGATTCAGTGCGTCGGTGCTGGGGCGCTCGCGCCGGGACCGGTAAACGTCATCGTCGCCGAGACGGCCGGGCCAGCGATCACCTCGAGCGTGCCGGTCACGACGAAGCCGGACGGCGGCGTCGTGGTCGGGTCGCCGTACGTCGCAGTGATCTGCGCTTGACCGAGCGCGCCGGTCAGCGTGACGGTCGCGGCGTCCGTGCCCGAGCCGTCATCCGGCAGCGGGACCACGGTCGCAATGGTGGCGTCGCTGGTCGCCCACGTTGCCGTGCCGGGATCGGCGGCCGGCTGGCCCGCCGCGTCAACGAAACCACCGATGGTGGCGGTGAATGGTCCGCCGTTGTCTGGGACTTGCATGGTGTACCCCTTTCCGATGAACGACAGAGTGATCGATCCCAGTCGTAGCCCGATGGTCGCCGCCACGATCTGCGGGGCGGCCGGCTGCTCACAGCAGGCGCACCGCAAGATCCGGCACAGGTCGTCCGCGTCCCCCTCGAACTTAAACAACATGGCGAACAGATTGTATCATACAACAAATGACACCGCAATGACACCCCGCGGCGGCCTCTCCGTGGCGCTCCAGATGGCGCCAAGCTATAACCATAGCCGGACGCTCCCGGGAGCCCAAGGAGACCCCCAAGGAGCGCGCCGGCGACCCCGTCACTTGAGCCTGACTGCCCCGATCTCCGCGACCCCGACGAGGTTCAGCAGCAGGACGATCAGGATGACGCAGATGACGACCACAAACACGATCCGCACGAGCTTGCCGACCGGTTCCGGCAGGGTGAACTGGCCGATGATCCACCAGCCAAGCCCGGCGATGATGACGAGAACCAACAGCCAGATCAGGAACGCGACTAGCGACATGATGCCTCCTACTGGATAAGCTGCGGTTTGTTGATCTCGCAAAACCAGTTCCCCGGAGCGCCGGTGTCCACCACGAAGTTCGCGTACACCTTCGTCCCGAGCGGCAGGTCCACGAGCCAGTACGCCTGCCCGGGCGGCGCGGTCTGCACGCCGAAGCTCCAGTTGGGGTTCAGACTCGGCGCGAGCGGTCCGGTGATCGGTGGTGTCCACGGAATCGGCGGGCCGTTCGGCGTGAACGACAGCCAGCCGATGATGCGCGAGTTGTCGCCGCCCTGTCCGTAGCAGCTGACCTTGCCGATGTTGTTGTAGTCGCGTGGGTACTGCGTCGTCGTGGTGTCGAACTCGACCGCCCACGTCACGCCGTGCATGATGCCGTTGACCTGCGTGCGCAGGTTCGCTTGCGTGATCTTCGCGTTGATGACGCTGTTGCCGGGGTACGGACCGGAGCCCGACGCCGTGACCGTGACCGGCGCGTAGCCGATCACGCTGCCGAGCATCGCGTTGACCTGCGTCGCACCGGCAGCGATGGCGGTCGCGAGCCCGCCCGCTGCGATGCTGAGGAGCGCGGGGTTGTTCGAACTCCACGTGACCAAGTTCGTGATCGTCGCCGACGACCCGTCGCTGTAGACGCCCTTCGCCGTGTACTGCTGCGTGGCGGGCGCGTTGACCGTCGCGTTTTGCGGTTCGACAATGATCGACTGCAGCGTCGGCGGCGGCGGGCCTCCGGCACTGATATTCACGATCTTGCCGGTCTGGTCGACGGAGGCGACCGCGCCGTCGATGTTCACGTTCACGGTAACTCCGGTCATGTCTCACCTTCCTTTCGCAGGTTGTTCGCGCAGTGCCAGCGCGTGCATCTCTTCCCGCAGCTGCTTGATGTCGTCGTCGTGGCGCGCATCCGCGGCCTCGAGCCGCTCGATCCGCACCGCCGACGTCTGCACCTTCTCGTAGATCGACCACACGACCCCGACCGCGCCGGCGACCGCCGGGATCAGAGCACCCCACCACCAGCGGCGGCCATTAGTCACGCGGTTACTGTCCCGGCGGCGCCAGCCAGCGCCGTCATCCGGTTAGACCAGCCGTGGGCGAAGACGGCCTGCGTCGGGTCGCGCCTCACGATCGCAGCATACACCATCCGGCGGGCTTCGATCAATTTCGACGCCAGCATCACGGCCGGCTCGGCATCAATCGCAGCCAACGTCGACGGCCCGACGATGCCGTCGACCTCGCGCGGATCAAAGCCGAGGACCCGCTGCTGCAGAATCCTGACGATGCTCATGACGCCATGTTGAACCGCGCCGTCGAACACCACGAGGTCGAGCGGCGCGTCCATCTGGTCGCAGCGCGTCGGTCCCCAGTAGCGCTGCTGGTAGATCGCGGCGGTCTGCAGGTCCGAAATATAGCGCACGTCGGCGTCGGCGCAGCCGTTACGCGCGAGCCACGCCGAGTACACGCGCTGCGTGATGCCGTGGTTGGTCGGGCCGCCCGGGTCCGCCGGGTTGTCGACGTAGCCGCCCTCTATATCCGGACGCAGCTCAAACGCGAGGCACTGGCTGAAGCGGTCCATGATCAGTTCGGCACGCAGTAGTCGAAGCGGACGTAGCCGTCGTTGGCGTTACCGCCGCGCAAGAACGCATTTGGGCCGCTGCCGCCGCCGCCCGCGCCCCACGCGCTCGTCGCCGCATCGCCACCGGTTGCGCCGTTGCCGCCGCCGAGGCCGCCGAGGCCGAAAATCGTCGACGCGCCGCCGGCTCCGCTTGGGTTCGCCGCCGAGCCCGCCCCATTTGTTCCGCCGGATGGCGCGCCGCTCGCTCCTTTGATGCCGCTGCCGCTCGTCCCTCCGCTTCCGCCGCCGTTGACGCGATGCGAACCGTTCTGCACCGGCAACGTCCCCGACGTATCGCCGACGGTGTTCGCTGCCGGTGCATTCATGCCGCCGCCTGCCGATCCGTTGCCCGGTACTGGCATTGCCGGAGACCCCTTCGCAGTGAACGGACCGCACGTCGTATCGCCGCCTGCTGATCCGACCGTGCCGCCTGATGTCGCGCCTGCGCCGCCCGCACCGATCGATCCCGTCACTGTCCCTCCCGGCGTCACTGCGAGCGGTCGAGCGATGACGATCTCGCCGCTTCCGCCGCCACCGGCCGCCGCCGATCCTGACGTGTGCGCGCCTCCGCTTCCGCCGCCGAGCATCGTGACCCACACAATAGACACGCCGCTCGGGACGTTGAACGTGTAGTTCCCTGCGCCTGTGAACTCGGTTGACTGAGTGCCCATCGCATCACGCAATCGCAGTGACGAACACGTATCCCGGCGCGCCGTTGCCTGCTGTCGTCGTCGAGCCTGTCATGCCGCCCGCGCCGCCGCCGCCTGCGCCGTAGTTCGCTGCGCCTGCATTACTGCCTGTGACGCCGCCGTTGCCACCAGTGCCGCCGTTGCCCCATATCGATCCTGCACCGCCGCCGCCGCCCGCTTGATTGCTCGACGGCGTTCCGCCCGGAGCTCCGGCGCTCTGACCTGCGCCTGCGACACCGTTCGCGCCTGTGCCGGTCACTGATGATGATCCCGGCGATCCGCCGTTGCCGCCCATATGCGCGGGGCTCTCTGGCGTGCCGTAGTTACCGGCGTTCGGTGCTGCTGCAACTGTGCCGCCTGTGCCGCCCTTCGGACCGCCTCCGAGTCCACCGACGCCGCCCGTCGTGCCCCCGTTCCCGCCGAGCGCGTTCCACGTGTAGCCCTTCGCTGTCACGCTCGTCGTACCGCCTGTGCCACCGATGTGCGCACTGCCATCGCCTGCTGCACCCGTCCCGCCTGCGCCGATGACGATGACAGCCGTGCCGCCAGCGGTGACCGGAATCTGCAATGACTCGACGAGTTCCCCGGACGCGCCGCCTCCCCCTCCGGTGTTGCTGACCCGGTTCGACCCGCCGCCGCCGCCGCCGATCATCGTGATCCAGATAAACGACACGTTCGACGGGACGTTGTAGGTGAAGCTCGAGCTGCCGGCGGTGAACTCCTGCCCCGTCGACGCGACGCCGGTCGCGCCGGTCGCACCCGTCCCGCCGGTGCCGCCGGTCCCCCCGGTCTGGCCCGTCCCCCCGGTCTGGCCCGTCCCCCCGGTCGCGCCGGTCGCGCCGGTCGGCCCGACTGCGCCGCTGAAGCCCGCGCCGGTTGCGCCTGTTGCGCCGGTCGATCCTTCGTCGCCGTTGCGCGTGAAGCACAGCAGCAACGGGTCGTTGCTCGCGTACGGCGTCGGCGACACGCCAGTGACCTCTGTCACTGTGATCTGCGTCCAGCCGGTGTGCGACGTGACGCTGTTGACGTTGTAGACCGTGAACACGCTGTCGTCGTAGCGATTCGGGATTCTGATCTGTCCCTTGATCACCGATGTCGAATCGGCCATCGCGTTGAGAACCGGACCCCAGTTCGCGTTGCCGTCCGCGTCGGTCTGACTCGCGCAGATGTTCGTCGCGAGCAGCGCGTTCGCGTTGTCGAGCGACAGCTTTCCGGATCCGGGATCCGCGACGCTCGTCGACGTGTTGAACTGGTAATAGATCGTGATCGCGCCGCCGTACATTCCCGTCGTGCCTGCGCCAGTGTTCCCGGTGTTGCCAGTGTTGCCGGTCGCGCCCGTCGCCCCAGTCCCGCCCGTTGCGCCTGTGCTGCCCGCACCTGTTGCGCCCGTTGCTCCCGTCGCTCCGGTATTGCCAGTGTTGCCGGTGTGACCCGTCGCGCCGGTGTTCCCGGTTGCGCCCGCTGCGCCGGGAGCGCCGCCCGCGACGCGCTTGTCGAACCATGATGTCGCGCTCGACGTGCCGGTCGTCACTGCATAGAGCGACGTCCGGCCGGGGGTGAAACCCGACGTATTGAAGCTGACCGCCCCGCTTGAATCGACCTCGATGTAACAGACGGTGCTGGCAGTGAGCGAGAGCGTGCCGTTCGCGATGAACGTCGGCGACCCGCCGATGATCATGTTGCCGCCGTAGTAAGCCCACGTCAGACCGATGCACGCGCTCGCGTGTCGACCGAACGCTGCGGCCGGCGACATCGCATCGAACAGCGCGTTCGCAGTGACCTCTTTCTGCCCTTGCGACTGACTGATGGTGTCGAGGTTGGTCGGGTTGGATGCCATCGCTTTCTCTCTCAGTGTGGCGCGAACAGTTCAACCGCAGCGCCGCAGGATGATTGCGAACAGGTGTTCGCTGGCGTCGCGTCACGATTCGTGACGGTGATGTAATAGTCGGTGAACGGATTCAGATTCAAGAACCCGAGCGGCGTGATCGCATAGCCGCATACGATGTCGAAGTTCGGATCCGTGCTGATGCTTTTGCCGAATGACGGGTCGACATCAGAAGTCGACACGCACGGCTGCGTGGCGACGACGGCAGTGCGCGTCGTCACTGGCCCTTGAAACTCGAAGATCGAAATGCGCTGCTGCGACTGCGGTCCGCTCGGCACCGCCGCGCCCGTCTTGAAGTGCAGCACGACGGCATCGTTCGGACCTAGCTGCGGGATCGGCACGACCGGACCGGTGATGTCCCAAGGGACTTCGATATTCACGACGTTGAAGCCGACGCACGCCGAACCGCCGCCTCCGCCCCCGCCGCCGCCTCCGCTGCCGCCGGCGACCGGGATCTGCAGCGTGGCCTTGGCGTCCATCGCACCGCCGAGATTCGCGCTGACGTAGTAAGTCGTCGACGGCAGCAGCGTCGGGAATTGCGTCGGCGACGGATTGTTCGTCATGTAGAAGAGCAGCAGCGGCGACGTGCCCGACTGCACTGCATCCGGCGCGAGCGGCGCACCGCAGGGCGACGCGGACAGCACCGCGTTGATCGACACCGGGGTGGCGCCGGTGTTCGGGCCGAGGTTGATCTGCCCGAGCCCGGCGACCGCGACGCCGGTCGTGAACGAGATGACCCACGTGTGCGCGTCGTCGGCGCTCGCATTCGTGACCGTGGACGGCGCGGTCCCCCACGTGAACGAACTGGTCTGCTCCGGCAGGGTGCACCCGCCGGTCGGCGGCGGCGGGTCGCTGTTGTATGGAGGCTGCGGATTCAGCGGCACGTCATTGGTCGAGCCGGCCCCGTCCACGATGGTGTGCGCCTGCACGCCCAGCTTGTAGGTGCCGACCTGCCCGACCGTGACGAAGATCTGCTTTTGATTAGCGCCGAAGTCCGTCACCTGCATCGCGTGCGTGTAGGTGAAGGCCGGCGAGGCGAGCCCGGTCACGATGCGCGCGACCGTCGTGAAGGTCGAGTCCCAGATCTGGAGCACGTACTCCTCGGACGGCTCCGAGACCGGCACGTCGGTGAAGTCGACCCACTGCCCCGAGATGCGCGTGCGTCGCGTCCAGTCGATCTGCACGCTGCCGTCGAACGGGTCGCATTGCGCGCCATCGAGGAGCACCGGCGAATAGGGGCGCAGCGTCGAGCCGTCGTTGGTGAACTCGACGAAGCTCGTCGCCTGCAGCGACTGGCCCGAACTCACCGCCTTGAACAGCCGCGCCTGTCCGAGGTCCGAGTACGGCCCGTCGATGTCCAGCACCGGCAGGATGACGAACACTTCCTGATCGGCGTGTGTCTGCATCGCCCATTCGGTGCCGCGGCGGCCGCGCAACAAGCCGGACAGCTGGAACTCGCTCGGTCCCACCTGCACGACGTTCTTGAACTGGATGATCTCGCGCCCGCACAGCGCCATATTCATGCCGTTTAGCACGGACCCCTCGGTCGCCGCCTCCGGCTGGCCGCCGCCGTTGCCGATCGTCACGTCGATGATCGTGCCTTCGTCGAACATGTTGCCGCCGCCGAAGGTCGGGATCACGCCGTTAACCACGCCGATGACGTTCGGGACACTCTCGGCGCCGATCTGGTCGTAGGTCACGCCGACGTCGATCGATTCGTACAGCGTCGCGCCGCCCCACGACTGGCCGGCGACCGTCCCGCACATCGCGGCGTTCGGTCCGTTCTTGGTGTCGGTATCGGTCAGGAGCGGGATATTCAGCATCAACAACTCGGTCGGTTGCGTGCCGGGCGGCGGCGACGGCTTGAAGCCGCTGCCCGTCGTGCCGACCGGACCCTGCGACCAGATCGACGACAGCGCGGCGCAACCCTCGAACGCCAGCGTGCCGTCGGCCTTGTCCTTCTTCGAGATGATCCGGATCTCGTAGCCGTGCACGATGATCACATCGGTCGGCTCGAGATACCAGTACTTGCGCGGCAGGTCGAAGGTGAACGTCTCGCGCTCCGCCCACGCCTGCGTCAACAGGGTCCACGCGATGGCCGACGCGTGCTGGTCCGACAGCGTGATCGCGAGGTCGACTTTGTTCGCGAGCTGGGTCGTCTCGACCGCGATCCGGCGCGAGTACTGGGAGCCAATCTGGTAGTCGGCCGCGAGCTGCAAATAGTTGACGTTGATCTGCACCGGCAGGTCCACGTCCTGCGCGCGCTTGGCGACCACGATGGCCGGCGGCGAGCTGCCGGTGGTGTGCGCGGCGGTGTCGGTGTCGGCGATCGTCAGGGCCGGCGCCGCGCCGCGCTTGACGAACTTCATCGTGGCGTTCGACTCGACCCCGTCGAAGTAATACGCGGCCTGCAGCGGCGTGATGTCGTCCCGGCACGCCGACTGCTGCGTGATCGCGTAGCCGTCGACAAGGTCGACCAGTGCCGTGACGTCGATCTGCCCGGTCGTCAGGCCGGCGCGGACCGAGATGTCGCTGACCACGTCGGCGAGTGTGAGCTGGCCGCCGCCGGTCGCGAGCCGGGCAAGCAGGGCGATCGTCTGGCCGCCGACGTAGCCGCAGTAGCCGATCTTGGGCGAGAACAACGACGGCAGCTCGAACGAGTCCGAGTAACCGGTGTCGATGTTCACTGGTAGCGTCGTGCCCGAAACCGGGTCGAAGTTCAGCAGGCCGGTGCTGTCGATGTAGTACATCGAGGTCATGCCGCCCTGCCGCGCTTGCCAGAAGTGCATCCCGTCGTTCTCGGCAACCATCGCTGCGAGGATGCCGACCGTTCCGAGCGCGGTCGGTCCCCACACGCCAGCGAGCGAACTGTTAACCGGGACGCCATGGATGCTGCCGGTTCCGCTCACGACGTAGTTCGTGCCGTTGTACGTGATCTTCCACCACACGGTCGGGTTCGCGCCGTGCGTCGGCGCAGTGAACAGAAAGAGCGTGTTCTGGTCAGACGAGATGCACGCGCCGCTGACGTACAGACCGCCAGTGACGATTGATGCGACATCGAAGCCTGCAACGATGCCAGTGCCGACGAGCGTGACCGAGCCGACCGCGATTGCCGGATCGTGCGTGCCGTCGCCGCCAGTGGGATAGAAAACTCCGGTCGAATGGCTCTGCTGATACCAGACCGGCTGGCCGTTGAACATGCCGATCGGGAAGTAGTTCCACGATTCGTACGGCGGGAAAGTGAGCTGGAAATGCCGGCGGATCGGGAACGCGTCGTTCGCGCCGGCCGTGTCGGTGCCGTCGCTGGTCAGGTCCTGCTTGAACAGGTCAATGGTGTTGGTCGACAGCGACCGGACGCGGATGTCGGTGGTCGCCGCCGGCCACGCGCTGATATACGGCAGTTGCGCAGTCGGATTGTTCGCCGATTGCCACGGGCCGACCGGCGAGTTCTTCGAGACGATGTAGACCCCGACCTCGTTCGGCGCGTTCTCGACCTGCACCTCGAAGTTGAGCTGCGGCAGCGCGTTGCCGTACTGCGACAGGTCGAAGTCGGTGAACACGGCGTACGCGTAGCCGTGCATCGCCGGCACGAAGCCAACGCCGAGCACCGCCTCCATCGTCGGGTCGGGGTTCTGCGTCGTGGTGCCGAGGTACAGCGTGACCGGGATCGGGTCGAGCGTCAAGCCACCCGGGCGCGCGTCGTAGATGATCGTGCCGTTGGCCCAGATCCGCAGGATGGCCGTGACCGGCCCCTCGGACAGGATCACCGCGAAGGAATCGGTGTAGCTGTAGGTCGTGACTTTCGGGCCGCTGCCCTTGCCGCCGCTGGTGTGCGTGACCTTCTTCAGGTCGTCCGCCCACATCACGACGCCGGCGACGCGCATCGTCCCGTAGATGATCGGGATCATCTTGCCGTAGTCGCTGGTCTGGACGTGCAGGTCCTTCAGCTGCGGCCCGGTCTGGCCCTTCTGGAAGAACAGCGAGCCGACGGCCGAGCCGACCGCCCAGCCAATGGCCGCGCCGGCAGGACCCCCGATCAGGAACCCGATGCCGGCGCCAACCGCACCGAGGACGAGTGATGCCATCTCAGCCGACGCCCTTAAGACGCCACAGCGACACGACCCGCGAGCGCCACACCCGGTCGATGCCGTTCTCCGCGACCCGGCGCGCGCTGGCGTAGCTGTGGATCATGTAGTCCGGGTTCACACCGGACAGGAAAGCGAAGTGCTGCGGCGGCGGGTTCGGGCCGGCGCCCGGGAGCCCGCGGAAGTTGAGCACGATGACGTCGCCGAGCTGGCGGTCGATCCATTCGACCGGGTTCATCCAGCGGGCACAGCCGCGGGCGATCCACTCGACCAGCGGCGCGCGGCCGTAGCCGTTGAACTCGAGCGAAGCATCGGTCAGCCAGTCATCGGTCAGGCCGGTGCTGGCGCAGACGCCGCCGATCAGGCCGATACAGTCACAGCCCAAGCGCGAGCGGCCTTGATGCTGCCAGCGCGTACCGACCCAGCGGCGCGCTTCAGCGACGAGCGCGTCGCCGGCAACGGTCATTGCTTGCCCGTCTGGATCATGCGGTCGATGCCCGGCAGATAGGGCTCGCCGCGGAAGTTGACCACGTTCGAGAAGCGATCGTGGCAGGTGGTCACGCTCTTGTCGCAGCCGGCGACCATGGTGTAGGCGTCCCCGACTTGCACGAGGTACGGCATCGGCATGAACAGCATCCACTGCCCCGGCACGTAGCTGCGGACCTCCATCGACAGGCCGGCGTTGTTGCCACTCGTGAACGTCATCAGTCCGAAGTCGAAGTAACCCGTCCCGGAGCCAAGCGGCGTCGCCGTGCCGCTGTTGGTCGTATAGGTGCTGAAGGACGACGTGTCGATTGACAGGTCAAACTGGGTCTTGGCCGTGTTCGGGTTGTTGAACGTCTGGACCGCGTTGATCTGCGTCATGCCGAGGCAACCACTGAATGTGACCGGGGAGCCGGGCGCAATGTTGAGCGCCGCGGCCAGCGTGACGTGACCGGGGTTCGCCTTGGTGACGGTCTGGATGACGACGCCGCCGGACGGCCCGGGTTCGGTGCGCGCCGTGTCATACATCGTCTGGTTGTCCGCGCCGACGCCGGTCAGCGTGCTGGTCACTGTGAACGGCGTCAGGTCGACCTGACAGAACGAGTCGCCGAGATTGTTGCGGCACGATGGCGACGTGAGCTGGCCGATGATGCGCGAGTACGCCTGCGTCAGACCGCGCAGCTCGGCCTTGAAGAAGCCGCGGTCGGCGCTGACCTCGCCGATCCAACCGGTCCGGAGGACCATGTTGCCCATCGTCAGGTCGGCCCAGTTGACGATGAAGATCTCGACCGCGGCGTGGTCCCACAGGCCCGCGGCGAGGTCGGCCTCGACGATGTTCGGCAGCACGAGCGGCCCTTCGACCTCGAGGTTATCGACCGAGAGATCGCCGCGCCCTTCGATGTCGCTGCGCGAATAAGCCGTCGTCGGGACGTACGTGACGCCGCCGAAGGTGATCGGCTGATCGTGATCAGTGAACCCGAGAACCGTGCTGTCCAGCCGCGTGATCTTCCAACAGGTCGAGACGGTCTGGTACGGCTGCGCCAGATGCGCCTTGAGCGCGACGCTGATCGGGATCACGACAGGTTCCGCAGCTCGATCAGCCGGAGCATCTGCCAGTCGAACAGCGCCCCGGTCGAATCGACCATCATCTGCGACAGGTCGTCTTCGAACCGGACCGGGATGTCGAACGCGCCGGTCCACGCGGTCGGCGTGCCGCTGCTGACCGTGACGATGCCGGTCGTGTAGTCGACGCTGACGCCGCTGCCGCCGGTGACAACGATCGGGGAGACCGGCTTCAGGATCGTGCGGTCGAACGTCGTCGAGCCGACCGTATAGCGCTTCACGCACTGGAAGTGCGTCGCGTCAATCATCGAAAACTTGCCGCCGCCTTCGTCGAGGTAGTCGAAGTAGTCCTTCATGCGAAAGCCACCGAGCTGCCCCATCACAACCATCCACAGATTGCGGAGCGCGGTGTAGTAGTAGGCGCTGTTCGAGTTCAGCGCCTGCTGCGCGTCGTCGCACTGCCAGCGGCCCTTGGGCTGCGCCCACGCGGCGTTCCGGTACTCCTGCCCGCCATACGTCTCGACCACGATCGTCTGCCATCCGGAGCCCCCCTTCATCCAGCGCGCGATGTTGTCCGGGAACCGCGGCGTCTCGATGAACATGGTCAGATCCTCGACACCACGCGATTGACGCTGCGCGCGGACTCGGCCGCGATCTGCGCCTGCGTGCGCCCGTCGACCGTGCCGTCGACGTGGAAGTGGTTGTTGACGACGACCGGGCCTGCCTTGTACGCGCCGGTGCGATTGTCGACCGCCGGGACGACACGCTCGCCTTTGTGCACAACCGCCAGCATGTCGCGCGGGATATACGGGCTGCCGGAGGCGTAGAACGGGATCCCGGCCATCGCGAGGAAGCCCATCGGGTCTGACATGCCGACGACATCAGTCGCGCCGCCGAGCAAGCTGCTGAAGATGCTGCCTGCGCCGCCCATGCCGCCCGCTGCAAGCTGCGATTCAATCGCCGCCGTCAGCGCTGTCACCGCTGTCGTGTTCGCTGTCGTCGCAGTCACTTGCGCCGTATTGCCTGCGCCGCCGCCGAAGATGCCGGCGATCTTGTTCAACATGTCGCCGCCCGCGGTCCCGGCGCCGAAGAACTGCTGGATGATCGCCTGCGACGCGATCTTGTTCAGCGACGCCACAATCGAGTTCGCAGCATCGAGGAAAGTCTGCTTCCAGTTCTTAGTGTTCGTGATCAGCTTGTCGAGTGTGTCGACCATGGTGGACTCGAGCGCCTGCCGCACCTGCAGCGCGTACTGCTGGCGGTCAAGCTCGGCCGCGTTGTCGATCTTGGTCAGCTCGGCCTGATAAGTGCGCTCCAGACCTAGTAGCTTGGCGTGGATCTCCTCGCGCTGGACGATGGTCAAGTTCTGATCGAGTAGCTGCTGCTCCAGCGCGGCGCGGTCGATCTCGTACAGTTGCGCCGTGTACTCGCGCTCGGCTGCCAGCTGCTGCTGTTTGCTGATCTGGAACAGCGCCACGCCCTGCTGGAGACCGGCCCGCGCCTGCTCCAGCTCAAACTTGCTCGCGTCGATTACTTCCTGCGCCGCGATCTTGGCGACCTGTGCGTGCTGGGCCGCCCATTGCTGGTCGATCTTGATGCGCTCGGCAACCGCCGCCTTGTATTGGCGCGAGTTCGCGCCGTAGATCGACGCGAGATAGGCGAGCAGTTCATCAGCGATGCGCTTCTGCTCGCCCTCGTTGTTCTTCGCCGCTTCGATTTGCAGCTTGAAGTCTTCGACGGTCAGCGCGACTTGCTCCTGCGCAACCGCCTTGACCGCGGTGTAGAACATCTTGTAGGCGGCCGCGTACTCCTTCGATCCCTTCTGGACGAGCGCCAGTTTGCCCGCCCAGAACGACGCCTCCTGCGCCATCGACCATTCGCTGAACAGGCCCTGCTGGAGCTTGATCTCTTCGAGTTCTTGCCGCCACTGGGCAACGATGTCCGCGCCGCCACCCTTGGGTTTCGGCGAGAACCGCTCGGTGCCGCCGGCGGCCGTAGCGCCGCCGCCCTTCTTGGCCGTGACCGTGTCGTCGAGTAGACTGGCGATACGCTTACTCGACTCGCTGACGATCCCTTCGATCGCTGCCGTGCCTGCCTTGGCGTCCGCGACCATCCGGTTCCAGCCGCGCTTGGCGGCGTCAGCCGCGCCCTCGAAGTCCAGATGGAGGAGCGCCGCGCCGATGTCGAAGAACGCCTGCTCGGCGTCGGCTATGGTCTTGACCAGCGCGATCCACGCTTCGATCATGATCCGGATGCCGGCGACCAGCGTTTCGCCGATGATCAGGAAGCCCTTGATTGCGTTCAGGAGCGCCGTCACCGCCTGCGGTCCGATCTCGCCGAAGTAGCGCGCCAGCCGCTCGAGGGACGGCAGCACCGCTTCGCCGATCTTGTCGGCCAGCGCACCCAGCCCGACTTGGAAGGCGTTCACCTCGACCCGGTAGTTTTCGAGCCGGTCGATCTTGTCCGGCCCCATTTCGATGTTGTACTCCTCCTGCAGCTGCTTGGCGCGTTCCTGCACCCGATTCAGGCGCTCCATGTCGGTCGCGAAGTCCTTCGCGTTGCGCCCGACCGCTTCCAGTGCGAACATCTGCTGGTCGGTGCCGACCTTGAAGTCGAGCATCCGCTTGTAGACGTTCTGCATGATCTGCTCCATCGGCAGGAAGCTGCCGGTGGCGTCCTTAACCTTCACTCCGAGCCGGTCGAACTCGTCGCCCTGCGTCAGCAGCCGGCGCCCGACCCGCATCGCCATCTGCTCGAATGCCCCGGCGTCCACGCCGGCCAGCTTGAGTGCGATGCCGAAGGTGGTCGCCCGGTCGGCGGTCATGCCGAGCGTGATCATCAGCCCGCGTACCGTGTCCTCGAACGCCAGCGTCTCCTTGATCGCCTCGCCGAACAGCGCGCCGCCGCCGAGCGCCAGCGTCAGGCTGCCGAGTACGCCGCGGAACCGCTCGACCACGCCGGCGACGCCGTCGAAGCCCTCCTTGACCGAGCCTTTCAGCTCGAGGAACGAGCGCGACAGGTCGGCGTTGTTCTTGAGCGCCTGCGCGGTGTCGGTCTTGTGCTTGGTCGTAAACGCCGCGAGGGCGCTCGAGATCTGGGCGAGGGACGCGGCGATGCTCTTCGCCGCCTCGTCCATCGACGACGTCGCGCCGCTGACGTCGGCGCCTAGTCTGACCTCGACACCTTCAGCCACGACCAGCGATCCGCTTTGGCCGCACCGGCAGGCTCATGATCTCGGCCTCCTGCTGGAGCTTCTGTTCATCGATGGACGGCTTCCGCTCGAGCCACGCGGCGGCCGTGGCGATGTGCGTCGGCGGGTGCCGGTCGTAGTGCTGCATCATGGCGCGCAGACGCGGGAGCGTCAGGAACTCACCGATATACTCCCACGTCCACCCCGTAGCCGCCGCGAGGTAGGCGTACACGTCCGGCCAATCTACGGGCTTGGCCGGGGTGTCTCCCCCGGTCGCGCTACCTCGAACCCGGACACCCTGACGACGGCTTGAAACGCCGGTATAAAGTTGCCGATGTCGAGCAGCTTGCGCAGCTCGTCCTGCGTCAGGTCCGGATAGTTGCGCGACAGGCCGGCGTGGATCACGGGCAGGCAATAGCTGATCTGCTCCGCGAAGTTCTTGCCGGACAGGCGCTCGCTCGCCTTCGAGATGTCCTCTTCGAACTGCTGTACTTGGTCGAGGGAAAGCGGCGCGATCACCAGATCGACGCCGCCCAAGTTGATTGCCGTGCCCGGGATCTTGCCTGCGACCGGGGCGTACCTGCTGCCGTTCGCCTCCACGGTTACTCGCTCCACGACTGATACGAGATGTTGCCGTTGGTGTCGGCGAAGCAGGCGAACTCCGCGTCCGGGATGGTAAAGTCGTCGTTCTTGAACGTGCTGTCCATCTTGTTGCAGACGGCGTTCGGGAACTCGACCCACCACGTTTTGCCGTTCTTCTGCGCCATGAACTGGAGCATGAAGCTCGGCTGGTAGCCCATCGGCAGGTTGACCACGGTCAGCTTCTTGGCCGCAGTGATCGCGGTCGACGTGTAGGCGTACGACACGAACACGGTTTTGCCCTGATCCTGCGTCGAGAAGATGTAGTTGCCGGAGCCGGTCATCTCGTACTGGCCGCCGGTCGGGCCGGTCGCCACCCGGGTGTACGGCACGCCGTTGCCGTCCTGCACGCCCTGATCCAGCGCGAACGCGCCGCTGCTCGGCGGCGTGACGGTGATCCCGCCGGTGCCGCCGGTCGCCTGCGTGCCGGTGAGGTCATGGAACAGCGCCTCATAACCGGCCGTGAGGGTCTGACCGTAGAACACCGAGTTGAACAGCTCGGCATTGATCCGGGCAAACTTCGCCTTGACCATCGCCTTGCCCTTGCCGCGGCCGACGTCCACCGGGAACTGGTTCGCGCCGTACAGCTCCTTCGACTCGAAGTCGAACGACACGCCCACCTCCTGCAGGATGCCGATCTCCACCGGCGACGACGGCGTCAACGCATTGCCGGACGCGTCGGACTGGGGAGTCGCGATCAGTACGCCAGCACCAAAGGTCCACATAGTAAAACTCCTTATCCGGGCGTCGCCGGGGTTGGGTTGAAAGCGATCCGGTAGACGTAGCGGCCGCCGGCTTCACGCTTCTTGATGATGACGGCCTCGCAGTCGCCTTGGTGCAGGGCCATCCGGTTGAGAGCGGCAGCGATCGCCTCTCCCGCGTTGCCGGGGATGGCGATCTTGGGCGAGCCGTTGGCGTGGTTCACGGGATCAGGACCGTAATCGGGACGCGGACGATGGAGGTCGACTGGAGCAGCCCCTCGGCGATCGCCACCTGCCCCTCGATATAGACGTGCTCGACGATGCCGCCCAAAGTCTGGACGTTGCCCGGGTTGCCCGGCTGCTCGACGATGTCGTCCAGCACGTCCAGCGCGTTGTTGACCAGCGTCGACGGCAGGACCGCCAGCGGGTCGCCGGTGTTGACGTAGATCAGCACGTCCGCCTTCAGCGTGCGGATCGCCGGGATCCCCTTGCCCTTCTTGACCCACTGTTCGCCGCGTTCCTCCATGTACAGCGCCGGCATCTCGCCCGGGCTGACGTCCGCGAAGTGGCGCAGATACCGCTGCATGGTCACAAACTGACCCTGCGCGTTGATGTTGGACGTGATCAGCGACCATAGGGCGGTGTAGATCTGTTCGCGCGTCGGGCTCACTTGCGCCGGCCCCGGACCGCGATCATGAACGGCTGAGGCGAGCGCGTGCCGAGGACGGCCGCGACGGCCACCGGGAGCCGCTTGGGACGCATCGTGGCTACAGATATACGTTGGCCTGTCGCCACGTCGAAGAAGACCCCCTCCCGTGCAGCCGGGGACGTCATCCCATCACCTTTCTAGCCGCGGCGGTGAGGGCATCGCCGAGCTTCTGGGTCGCGAGCGGCGTGATGTCGGCCAGCGCCGGTGCCAAGAACGGCCGCGCGGCGTGGCTCTTGGCCGGGATGTTGGCGTGTGCCGCAAACACCACCTGCCCGCCGACCTCGAACCTAAGCGCCTTGGCGGTCTTGGGGTAGACGGTGAAGGCCGGCGTGGTGAAGCCCAACTCCCACGCCCGGCCGTAGCTGACGTTGGTGCCGACGTAGTAGTCGAAGCGGTCGCCGCTGTCCTCGAACCGGGTCCGGGTGTCGCCCGGACTGCGCGCGGTGCGCTGGCCGATGGACGACGACAGGCGCCCGGTCCGGACGCGCAGCGCCTGCCCGTCTAGGTACTGGGTCTGGACGATGCGCTGCAGCTCGAAGCCGAGCGCGATCACCGTGTCGCGCACGTCGCGCCGGGTCTGCTCCGGCAGCCGGCCCAGCCGCGCCACCAGTTCGCGGTCTCCGATCAGTGCGCCGCTCACCATATCGGAGCCCTCCGCGCGTACTGCTCCATGACGCCCCTCGCCCGGTCGGTCAGGGCCTTGACGTTGAACGTGATCGACTGTTGCTCGATCGACTCCGAGGTGACGCCGATCCGGGCGCGCGCCTTGAACCAATCGCCGATCAGGTCGATGCACGCCTGCTCGATGTCGTACGGGATCATGGCGTAGGAGATCAGCACCAACTGGCCGACGTCGGCGACGTTAAAGCCGTAGGTGCTGCCGAGCGCCGTGTACTGCCCCTGCAGCGGCGCCGACGCGACCCGCACCAGCGGCGTGCCGTTGGCGTAGGTTACGCCGAGATCGCCGGCGCTCCAGCGCGCGATGGTGGTCAGGGTCAGCGACGCCGGCACGACCTGCGGCTCGTTCGGGATCATGTAGCCGGCGTTGTAGGTCCACTGGACGTTCTGATAGCCGCGGCAGAACTGAAACCCGGACAGATAGACCTGCGCCTCGTCGAAGGTGTAGCCGGACGGCCCGTACGGGAACGGCACTCCGGCGTAGGTCTGGTTGACCGGCGTCAGCTGCGGCCGCGGCGGGATCACGATGCCGTCGATGACCAGCGACGTGATCGACGTGATCGGGGTCTGCTTGGACGGCATCGTCGGCTGGCCGAGCCCGTTGCGGGTCTCGTTGTACTGCTGGTTGGCGATGATCCGCGACATCCAGCGCTGCATAAACGACGAGCAGGCCGAAATCAGCCGCTCGAGCAGCGAGTGGTCGATGGACGCGAAACCGCCGACGGTGTAGACGCCAAACGACGTAGTGTCCACCCCAATCGAGAAGTGCGTCGGATCGATAACCGTCACCGGGTAGGTCTGGCCATTCACTTCCGTCATGCCGCCGACGCTGGTCAGCGTTACCGGCATGGTGGAAAGGAACGCGTTGGCGGCCGGGGTCGTCACGACGCCCGGGTTGGTGTTACTGATTCCGGAGATCGGGACCGCGGACAGGTTGAGCCACTGCGCCGCGTTGGCGTAGATGGTGAGGTCGAGCGGGCTCATGGGAAAAAGGGGCGCGCGCCGTTACGAGGAGGCCAACGCGCGCCCGGTCCGCTATTAGTTGCTCATGCCGGTGATGACGCCAAACGCCGGCGGGAAGTACACCTGCAGCACGCCGTCGAAGTAGACGCCCATCGTCCGTTGCATGGTGACGACCGGCCACTCGACCGACCAGTAGTCACGCCGCAACAGCTTCCGGATCAGGTTCGGGACGTTCGACAGCGGGTACGGGTTGGTCCGGCTGTAGAACAGCGCCGTGCCCTGCGGGATGAACGGATGCGCGTGCACGTCCAGCCGCGTGTTGCCGAAGCCCACCTTGTTGTTGTACACCTTGAGCTGCGCCGCCGCCGACAACCCGTTCTCCGAGGCGTCGCCCATCACGAACGGCGCGAGGTTGGTGTTGCCGTTCAAGATCAGCGCCGACGCCTTGCCGTGGTCGTACGGCGACATGAAGATATCGGTCGGCACGAGGCGATAGTTGCTGATGCGATCGCTGATCAGGTTGTCGAACTCGGTGATGCCACCCGACCCGGAACCACTCGAGGTCAGGGCCGCGCCGCCGAGGTCTTTGACGTATGCCCCGGAGCCGCTCTTCACGATCTGGGTCAGGATACCGTCGTAGGTTAGCGAGTTCAACGACGTGTCGGTCGCCGGGATGGCGGTCGCAGCTTGATTCGTGCCGGCCGGCGCCGCGTTGATCGTGACGCTCGGATAGCCGGTGATGGCGACGATCTTCTCGCTGCCGCCGCTGCCTTCGTACCACGCATAGCCGAACGCGCCCGTGACTGCGGCGACTTTGGCGTTGATCTGCTGCGTCGACGTGCCGCCAGACAGCGTCACGGACAGCGCGGCGCTCTGAATGCCGCAGAAGCCTTGAATCGGTGTCGTGGTCCCGTCCATGTTGGCCCGGGTATACGGCAGCGGGACGCCGGTGGACGACACGCTCGCCCGGGTCATGCCGTCGAACGTGAGCGCGACGCAGATCACCGAGTAGGTGCCGTTGCTGAACGAGCCGCCGGTGTTGCTGACCGCGCCCTGCGTCGGCGTCGGCGTGGTCTGCAGCGCCACGCTCGAGTTGCCGCCGATGTCGAGCAGTTCTTCCGCTTCCATCGTGGCCTGCAGCGTTTCAGTCGCCATCAACGCCATCAGGTCCTCGAACGTCAGCGCCGCCATGTACGCCTGCTCGGTGACGAAGTTGTCGAGGCCCTGCGTGCTGAACTTGGCGAGGTTGTCGGTCACGGTCTGCGCCATGGCC